GGAATATGGAAACCTATTGATGTATCTGGTTTAACCTTTGGCACAAATGGATTCTATTTAGACTTTGAAAACTCTGGTAGTCTAGGTGCAGATGTATCAGGTAATGGAAATAACTTTACTGTAAATAACCTTACAGCAATAGATCAATCTACTGATACTTGCACAAATAATTTTGCAACATTAAATCCTTTAACAAAATCATCAGCAACTTTTTCAGAGGGTAATTTAAAACAAGGTGGTGCTGGTGCATCAGCAGTAGCAACTTTTGGAGTTTCAAGTGGTAAATGGTATTTTGAACAAAAAATTTTAGGTGGAAATAACGAAGCACATTTAGGATTTGCTTTAGAAAATTCTAGTATATTTAAAGATAATGTTACAGGAAGTACAGTAAGAGGTTCAGGTTATGTTAGTTTATATTCATTTGATGGTAAAATTTATAATGAAGGTTCTGCAACTTCTTCATTTGGTACTTTTTCTGCAAATGATATTATAAGTTTTGCATTAGATGTTGATGCTGGAGATATTTTTTTATATCAAAATGGAACACTTTTAAATAGTGGGAGTGCAGTTGTAAGTGGTAAAACAGGAAAAACTTGGTTTCCTTTTGGTAATTTTGATGCTGGAAATGTTACAGGAATTGAACATAATTTTGGTGGCACACAAACTTTCACAATCTCATCAGGAAATAGTGATGGTAATGGTTATGGGAATTTTGAATATTCTGTACCATCAGGATATTATGCACTTAACACAAAAAACTTAGCCGAATATGGATAGGATATTATTATGAGTTACACAAATGGATTAGATAAACCAACAGATTATTTTAATACTGTTCTTTGGACAGGAAATGGTAGCACTCAATCCATAACAGGAGTTGGATTTCAACCAGATTGGATATGGGGTAAAAATCGAAGTGATACAAACTCACATTGGGTTAATGATGTAATTCGTGGTGTAGATATAAGACTTGTTCCAAATGCAACAGATGCAGAAGATAATCCTGGCACAGATATTGTTACTTCATTTGATTCAGATGGATTTTCATTAGGAAGTAACACAGAGGGTAACAAAAGTGCAAATAATTATGTAGCATGGAATTGGTTAGCCTCAAACACAACAGCCTCAAACACAGATGGAACTATAACCTCAACTGTTAGTGCTAATACTACAAGTGGATTTAGTATTGTGTCTTATACAGGAACAGGAAGTAATGCTACTATTGGTCATGGGTTAGGTGCTGTTCCAAAAATGATAATTGTTAAATTAAGAAGTAGTGCTGGAGATTGGACAGTTTATAATTCTGTCATAGGAAATACAAATTTTTTAAGATTAAATGGTACACTTGCTTCTACCTCACAAGCAACATATTGGAATAATACAAGTCCAACATCTTCTGTTTTTACTGTAGGTTCTGCTGGAGATGTTAATACTTCTTCAGGAACTCATATAGCGTACTGCTTCGCAGAGAAAAAAGGATTCTCAGCTATGGGGTCGTATCAGGGTTCAGGAAATTCGGATGGCCCTATGATTTACACAGGATTTAAACCAGCTATGGTTATTTTTAAAAGGACTGATTCAACAAGTAATTGGACTATATACGATACTACAAGAGATTCTTTTAATGTTATGGAAGATAAATTACACCCTAACACATCAGGTGCAGAATCAGATTTTACAGGGTTAGATTTTTTATCTAATGGATTTAAGTTTAGAACAACAGAGCCAACTTTTAACGCATCTGGTGCAACATTTATCTACATGGCATTTGCTTCCAATCCATTTGTTACATCTACAGGAATCCCAACAACAGCGAGGTAATCATGCAATTATCTAAACATTTTACTTTAGAAGAATTTGAGAAATCACAAACTGCTACAAGAAAAGGTATTAAAAATAAAGCTGGTTCTGGAGAGATTAAAAACTTAGGCGATCTTTGTTATGAAGTATTAGAGCCTGTAAGAATTAAATTTGATAAGCCTGTAACTATTACATCTGGTTATAGATCAGAAGAATTATGCGAAGCAATAGGCAGTAAAAAAACATCACAACACACCACAGGCAACGCAACAGATTTTGAAATAGCTGGAGTGTCTAATCTTGAGGTAGCTTTGTGGATTGAAAACCATTGTGACTTTGACCAATTGATCTTAGAGTATTACACAGGCGAACCTAATAGTGGGTGGATTCATGTATCATACAAAGATGGCTCAAATAGAAAACAAGTATTAACATTTGATGGAAAATCATATACTAATGGATTACCTGAAGCAAAATGGTCAGGTGGAAAATTAACTAACTAATAGGAGAATACTATGCCAAGAGGAATGGGAACTTACGGAAGTAAAAGAGGAAGACCAGCTAAAAAGAAAAAAGATAAAATGAAAAAGAAGAAGAAAAAGTAATGGCTACAAAGAAACCTATATATGCCAAAGCTAGACCAAAGAGATTAGGAAAACCTAAATCTTTTAATAAAAAGTCTAAGGCTTATAAATCAGCTAAAAGAAAAGCTGATAAGAAGTTTGGCAAAAAGGTTTCTCTGTATAAAAACATCTTCATTTCACAAGCTATCAAAAAATATAAGCCTAGAAAGAAAAAGAAATGAGTTTATTTGACAATACATTTGCACCAATAGGACTATCTATACAAAGAGGTAATGTTGGTAATTTTAGTGGTGTACATAAATTTGGATTAAACACTTCTGTGGGAAGTGGTGCATTTGAAACAGTATGGGATGGAAACAACACATACACTTACCCATCTTCTTCTGGTACAGCAACAGCAACTTCATCAGATTCAGATGACAATACAGGAACAGTTAAAATATTTGGCTTAGATTCTAATTATGATTTAGCAGAAGAAACTTTGACTATTGGTGGTAGTGCTGGAACAGTATCTTTTATTAGAGTATTTAGAGCAGTAATGATAACTGCAAATACTGGAACTTCTAATGTTGGAACAATTACAATAACAGTTTCATCTACAACTGTTGCTCAAATTCGTGCTGGTTATGGCCAAACTTTAATGTGTGTTTATACTATTCCTAGAAAATACAATGCCTACTTAATGCAAATAGATTTAGGTAGTTCTAAAGATTTAGAAAATGAAATTAGATTTATTTCAAAAGAAATAGACAATGGTAATGTTTGGAACACAAAAGCATTTATAACTACAAGAGGTGGATTTGTAGAAAAAAATTATGCTGTTCCTGTAAAATTTACAGAAAAAACAGATTTAGAATTAATTGCTAAAGCTAGTGCAACATCATCAGTTAGTGCTGGATTTGAATTAATCCTAGAAAAAGTAGATCAAAGCTAATGACTAAGAAGCCTAGAACAACAGGAGAACATATTGTTTCTTTGTATGGTCATGTCACAGGATTAAAAAAAGATATATCTACAATTAAAAATAATCATCTTGCTCATATGCACGAAGATATAGAAAAGATTGATGAAAAGTTAGATAAAAAATTTGATAGCCTGAACAATTTAATTATGTATGGAGTTGGTGCTGTAGCTTTATTGTTTATTGCCCAAGTGCTTTACTTTTTATCAAAATAATATACAACACATAATTGTATGATTTACAAATCAGTTTTGATTATCAGCGATACTCACATACCCTACCATGTACCAGAATTAATACCTTACTTAAAACTGTTAAAGAAAAAATATTCATTTGATAAAGTAATTCATATTGGAGATGAGTTAGATAAACACGCATTATCATTTCACGATTCTGACCCTGATCTTCCTAGTGCTGGAGATGAATTAAAATTATCTTTACCTACTGTGCATGAGTTAGAAAAATTATTTCCACAAATGGATTTGATGGACTCTAATCATGGAAGTTTAGTTTTTAGAAAAGCATTAAAACACGGAATACCAAAAGCATATTTAAGAAACTATAATGAATTTTTAGAAGTAGGAAAAGGCTGGAAATGGCATGATGATTTAACAATAGATACACCACTTGGTAAGGTTTATTTCTGTCATGGTAAAACTGCTGATGTATTAAAATTAGCACAAAGCATGGGAATGTCATGTGTTCAGGGACACTATCATAGTTCAATGGGTTGTAGATGGTACGGCAATAGTTTAGGCCTATATTACGGACTTCAAGTTGGTTGCATGATAGATAATAAATCTCTAGCATTTAGATATAACAAAGTTCAAAAAGCTAGACCTTTAATTGGCTGTTCTGTTATTAAAAATGGACTTCCAATAATAGAACCTTTTATTAAGGATAAATCTGGCAAATGGATAGGTAAATTACTCTAATATATGCCTTTAAAACGCCATAGAGCCACAGAGAGAGCCATAGATAAGCAAATAGGTGGCAATCATTATAAAGGCAAAATACAGCCTATAGAATTAATAATTTCACATAATTTAGACTTCATAGATGGCAATATAGTTAAATATGCAGTTAGGA